CCAGAAATCTGGAGTGACGAAGTAATTGCTGCATACAAGAGCAATCTTGTAATGGCTAACCTCGTTAAGAAAATGAGCATGACTGGTAAGAAAGGTGACACCATTCACGTTCCTAAGCCTACTCGTGGCTCAGCATCTGCTAAAGCTGAAGGCGTTGCAGTAACCATTCAGAACTCTGTTGAGTCAGAAGTTCTGATTAACATCAACAAGCACTTTGAGTTCTCTCGTCTGATCGAAGACATTACCGAAGTACAGGCTCTTGCTTCACTACGTCAGTTCTATACTGGTGATGCGGGTTATGGTCTGGCCAAGCAGGTTGACAACGATCTGTTTGAACTGGCTAAGTCTTTCGGCGATGGCGATGGCACTAGCTACGTTAACTCTGGTTCTTTCCAGATCAACACTAGCACTGGTGCTCTTGAAGCGTATGACGCTGACGGTACTGCTGATGTCGGCGCTTTCTCTGATGCCGCTTTCCGTGGTCTGATCCAGAAGATGGATGATGCCGACGTTCCTATGGACAACCGTAGCTTCATCGTTCCACCTTCACTGCGTAACGCTATCATGGGTATTGAGCGTTACACTTCCACTGACTTTGTCAATGGCAAGAGTGTTGAGACTGGTAAGATTGGTAACTTGTATGGTGTTGACGTATTTGTATCTACTAACGTACCTACTCTTGAAGCAGGCGTTCGTGGTGCTCAGCTGATCCACAAAGACACTTCTGTTCTTGCAGAGCAGCAGGCAGTACGCTCACAGACTCAGTACAAGCAGGAGTTCTTGGGAACTCTGTACACTGCTGATACGCTTTACGGTTGTCAAGTAATGCGCCCAGAAGCAGGTTTCACCCTAGCTGTAGTATAAGCTAAACTGGGGGATTCTTCGGAGTCCCCCATTCTTTTTTCTTTTTGTTTATTTTATAGGGGCTATTAATGGCTATTTATCGTGGTGAGGGTGGTGCTGGTGATTCTAATACAGATGCCACTATTTCTCAAGTAACTGCTCAAGCTAACATAGCAACTATAAAAGCAGCGGAAGCAGCCGCTAGTGCTGCTGAAGCATTAAGTTCTAAAAACACAATTACAGGAATGACTGCGGCCACTGGGGCGGCAGGCACAGAAGTTTTATTTAACTCTATTACCGGAGTTCTTAGAGTACCCCGTGGTGACACAGGTGTCCCCGGCATTGCTGGTACTAATGGCATTGACGGTACAAACGGCTTAGGTTGGACAGGAGGAAGTTATAACGGAAGTACTGGAATTGTAACTTTTACTTCTACCGATGGTCTAGGGTTTTCTACAACAGATCTTAGAGGTACTAATGGTACTGATGGTACTGATGGTACTGATGGTACTGATGGCACTAACGGCACTAACGGCACTAATGGCGCTGACGGCACTGACGGTTTAGGTTGGACAGGAGGAAGTTATAATAGCACTACTGGCATTGTTACTTTTACTTCTACGGACGGTTTAGGTTTTGTTACAGGCGATTTAAGAGGCTCCGGTGGAGGAATATCATTAACTGATCTTTCCGTTACAGTTGCATCTGTTGGTACAGCTAATCTTGCGTATAACAGCGGCACGGGCGTATTTACTTACACGCCACCAAATCTCTCCGCTTACCTGACAGCGAGCAGCACTGCCACCCTTACAAATAAGTCTGGCAACATATCCCAGTGGACTAATGACTCTGGGTACACCACTAACACCGGCGATATTACTGCTGTGGTTGCAGGTACAGGTCTATCAGGTGGCGCTACCAGCGGATCTGCCACACTGAACATAGACTCTACTGTTGCAACTCTAACTGGCGCACAGACCCTGACGAACAAAGCCCTAACATCTCCTGCTCTTACTACCCCAACCATTGAGGGTGGAGCAAGTGACTGGCAGTTCTCAGTCTCAGGTAATAACCTTATTATCAGCTATGGCGGCACATCTAAGGCCAAGTTGGATACAGCTGGTAATCTTATAGTAATAGGCAACGTAACAGCTTACGGGACAATCTAATGGCTTTACCGGCTAGCGGCACAATAAGTCTCAATGAGATACACATTGAGGCTGGCGGAACTACGGCAACCCTAGCCAGCATTAATGATGCTGACATCCGTGCGCTGATAGGGAAAGCTGACGGTGTTGAGATGTCTTTCAATGAGTGGTATGGAGCAAGTGCCGGGCAGTCGTTTACTGTAACTGAAGGCATTGATCTGTTTACTTCTTCAGCCTACTACGGTTTCCGTGAGGAGCGTAATCCAGATGTCGGTTCCGTATCCCCTACAAGCCTAACAGTAGCGAGTAAGTCACATCCTATCCGCGATGCTTACCGAAGGGTTTCTAGAAGCGGCGGCGTAGATAATGACTCTACCTCTGCATTCTGGTTTATTATTTACAACTCATCAGATGGCACGGTTCCTGCTGACGATTGGTTTACCTCTTTAGACGTTGAGATTACGGGCGGCACAGCAAATTTGACCCCTTCTACCGCTTTCATTTTCTCCACAGGGACAGGGTCTACTGGGCGCAAAGAATGGCGCTGGTTCTCGGATGACTTTTCTTCTGGGGATCTGACAAACTTTGCATCGCAATGGGACGGTTCTGGAACGTCTGACGTAACAATAAACGAGTAGAGATATGGCTATTACCCTAACATACGACACCCCCTCTGATGGCCAGCTTAGAATATCTGGAACGTATTCTCACGACTCGGGATCAGGCGACTTTAGCTGCCCTATTGTTTATAATGGCGAGGCAATGGATTTGGTAACCACCGAATTAAGAACTAAACTTACTATCCAAGAATCAATAGATTCTGACTTACAATAACTGGAGCAACAAATGAAATACTTATTAGCACTAGCAACACTAGCCCTTATGGGATGTAACACATTTAATGGCGCAGTAGATGGATCGCAAGAGATTCTGACCAGCACTGTAGACTCAGCACAGACTATGGTTACCGATACCGCTAAGGGTATAGGCAAAGGTTCTGCAACTGCTGTCGAAGGAATTGCTAAAGACATTCGTGCAGCATCTGAGTGAATAGAAGGGCTTCTGAATGATCGACCCGATAACAGCGATTAGTATAGCGACCAATGCTTTTGGCACTATACAGCGCATGGTTAAGGCTGGGAAGGGAGTAGAAGATACTCTCTCTCAGTTGGGTCGGTGGTACGGAGCCGTTGCTGATCTCAATGAGCATAAGCGCAGGGCAGAAAACCCGCCTCTCTTCAAACGAATTATTGCTTCTAAAAGTGTTGAGCAGGAAGCAATGGAGATATACGCGCACGAAAAAAAGATCAAGCAACAGGAAGCAGAACTCAGAGAACTGCTGATGTACACCTATGGCCCAGACGGCTATAAAGAACTGGTGGCACTCAGACGCAAGATCAAAGACCAGAGAGAGAAGACTGTTTATCTACAGGCTAGGAAGCGCAAGGCATTCTTCTGGAATAGCATTCAGATCGCAGGAATAGCTGTACTTGGATATGCTGTTTATTTTTTATTTGCACTAATATTAGGAGCCATAAATGGCAACGGTTAAGGAAGCTCTGATTCGCTTGGAAGGGCACGAAAAAGAATGCGCGATCAGATACCAGAACATTGAGAAGCGATTAGACGAAGGCTCCCAGCGATTCAAGAAAAGCGAAATGATGCTGTGGGGTATGTACCCCCTGATAATCGGTTTATTCTTAATTGAGAAAGGCATACTGTAATGCTCAAACTATTACTTGGCCCCATTGCAGAATTAGCAGGCGGGTTCCTAAAGAACAAGGCTGATCAGGCTAAAGCGAAGCACGAAGCCAAGATGAACGTGATTCAGAATGATGCTGACTGGGAAGCTAAGATGGCTGATGCTTCTGCTAATAGCTGGAAGGACGAGTTCTGGACTATTGTGTTAGCGGTGCCAATCTTTATGGTTGGGTATGCGATAGTAGTTGGTGACATGACTGTAGTCGATAGAGTCAAAGAAGCATTTGCGGCCCTGAATGATCTGCCAGAGTGGTATCAATATCTATTGTTTGTGGCCATATCAGCCAGCTTCGGAATCAAAGGCGCAAGCAAGTTAATGGGTATGCGTAAATGAGATACTTTAAGATAGAAGACTTCAACTGCCAAGAGACTGGCAACAACGAGATGGATGACAGATTCCTGTGGGCGCTTGACGCTTTACGCCATGAGTGTGGATTCCCTTTTATTATTACCAGTGGATATCGTGATCCAAGCCACAGTATTGAGGCAAGAAAATCCAAGCCTGGAACCCATGCTCGCGGTATTGCCGCAGACATAAAGATTAATAATGGAAACGAAGCATACCTTATAATCAAGCATGCTCAGGCAATGGGCTTTAATGGGATAGGGGTGGCTAAGACTTTTATCCATGTAGACATCAGAGACACGATGCCTGTTATCTGGTCTTATTAATAACCTTTCAATAGGGTGTTACTGTTTTAGACGGAATCTCACCTACCATCGAACACCACGATCATGGAGTCGTGCATTCCATTCTGGCCTGAGACCTTCTGTCCTAGAGCGTTATGGCCTATGAAACGCACCCGTCTCTCTATAAACCTAATCTCAGTAGCGTTTGGCTGTATAACCCTATGGAATAGCTGGGTACTGGTGCTTACAGGTAGTAGGAAAACAGATAAGAAGCCCTCTTCCATATGGGCTACGCCTCTAGCTACGAAGGCCTCTTTAAGTTTTCGGCTGTACGGTGGGTTCACAAACGACCGAGAACCCCACGGCTGTATCAAGCCATCCTTATCAGGAGTTATGTCCCCATAGTAAATAGGGCAGGGGTCGTGGTTGAAGTTAAATTCATCGTTAAGTGGGTCGTATATGTAGCTAGGGGTTTCCCAGTTGTCGCTGTGTTTAATTGCTCGGTTTTTCATTTAGGACTCTATTTTTAACTGGCTTCTTCTTAGGTGCTGCCTGTTATCTGGTCTTATTAATAACCTTTTAGAAGACTCTTTTTCTTTGAGTTCTTAAAAGCCTTATTGGTTGGAGCGCCCTTACTTCCAGGCTTCCTCATCTTCTCGCCAGAACCTGCTGCGATACGTTTGCGTTTAGCATGTATGTTTGCGTATAAACCTTTCATTACCATTTAACCCTGTTAGCCCAGTATGCCGCAGACGATTTTCCTTTGGCGATATTCTTTCTATGTCTAGCTTTGAATGCTTCATTGCGCTTTGACCCGTCAGGGGAGCCTGTCTTACCCTGCTGCCCAAACCTAATAGTCTTTGGCTTGCCATCCACCTTAGTCACTACAACGTGTGACTTTGTTTTGTGGCCTGGAGTTCTCTTAGGTTTATCGTACCCAGAGACACCGATTCTTTTAAGTAAGCTGTCTTTTTTCATAGCTTGATTATACCAAAAAAAAGCCCTAATCGCTCGGAACAATTAGGGCCGCAGGGGAAACAAAAGCAAAAACAGAACTCAACGATATTAATAAATTACCACCGAAGTGATATACGTTTTGTTCACTAACTATTCTACATCAAACGAAGGGTTAAGCAAGCTTAATTGTTCTTCATCTGGCGGCACAGAAAGCAACTCTATCTCAGCATCAATCTCAAGCCATATATCATCGAGCTGTTCCCTTGCATGGTCAGGTCTGGCATCGTGGTATAGAACAGACTCTAGTATGTTCCTCAGCTTGGACTCTATATCTTTTAAGTTGTGCTGCTCACACTTATCAAACAACTCTGCTATAAATCCAGTAGACATAATAGTCTCCTTTAATTGTATGAGATTGGCTCATAGTTTCTATCTTTATCCATCTTCTTAAATTCTTCTCGGTAGTGCCTGGCTATCTCTGTCCTAAGCTTTTTGTTCGTGGGCATCAGCACGTTCCACTTCTCTCTCAGCAAGTCCATGTGTCCCTGTCCATACTTGGCTACACAGAACGCAGTGAACTCAAATGGGTTAGCAGTAAACTTCATGTGGCAGTAGTGGCATAGGCACATAGCATTATCCATAGACCATCTGACAGACTTGGCTGCTCGACCATAGATGTGAGCGCACTCCATCCTAGATCCTTCCTTCTTGCAATGCTCGCAAATAAAGCCAGCCTTCTTTCTGACTACATCACTAAACCATTTGTCTGCCGCATCTCTCTTAATTGCCAAGCTCAAACTCCTCTTTAGCGAACACAAAGTGCATTTGCTTTTTTGCAAAGTGATTGATTATAGCATTTGCTACTGGCGCTACTTCATGGGTGCTGAGTTCACTGCTGCTTTGAGTCTTGTTTGGATACAGTGCGCCTTGTACTGGGAGCCAGATCTTATCCATCACACTATCCTTAGTCCAGGGTACGATGATTGGTTTATTTAAAGCAGGGCTGGTCACTTCCATCTCCATTCCGCACTCGTTAAACCTATCTGCAATAGAGGTAACAAAACCCCAGAGCGCACCGTTTTGCTTTATGGTTCTAGGCTTGCCCAGTTTATAGTTGAAGGTGACGTACTTCTTTTCATGAAATAGGTCGGTAGCAAACTTAATATAATTATCCAGTGTAGACTGGCTGTTAACTGTATAACCTTCTGGCATTATAGTTTCACCCTCAAGAATTTATCCATAAGACGCTGTTGTTTATCTTCAAGCCTCGGCTGGTTAAGAACCTGTTCTCGCCTCTCTTTAGTGTATCCCTTCTTTGAATACTTACCACCAAGAGTAGTCAGGTCGATGAGTCCAACCGGACGCAGATGTTCAGGCGTACAGTGGCTGCACCCGTACAATCTATTCTTAATTGTAGCAGGCATAACATCGGGCTTGATGTCCTCTGGGCTGACCTTTAGTTCAGCGGCAATCTTTTCTATATATTCTCGATTGTAGTTGCTCGCGCCTGTCGAGAATTGACGGTAGGTGTACTGCTCCCCATTTTCAAAGTATGGGTGATCACCTTTAAATTCTTTAAGCGTTGGTTTAAATTTACTAGCCATTGTTTTCTCCTTATACCCAAGATGTATCTGTCAGCTTGTCCTGAATAGACTGTGACTTGATAGACTCTTGGTTTAATTTTCTTTGTGTGCGTTTAGTTTCAACCTCATCTTCCCATCTTGCACCGTTGAGATAGGTAGACGCATGGGGTACGAACTGGGTGTCCTCCCATTCGCCAGCATCTAGCCTGGCCTTGAGGTTAATTGCAATCAGTTGGACTATCTCGTCGCTTGGTTTGAGTTTATTCCATGCTTTTCTTGCCGCCTGCTTGCCAGCTTTCTTAGGGTAAGCCCTCCAGAAACTATCAAAATGATCAATACTATTAACTGTAATATTAGTTGTATTATTAACTGTATTATTATCCTTAAAGTTTTCTTGTATAGGGTCATCAAGTTTTCTTGTAGGGGTATTCAAATTATCTTGTATACCCTCATCAAATATTCTTATATACCTATGCAATATATGTTTAGTACCTTCCTTGTATTGCATACTTACCGTTATGTAACCAGCATCCTTAAGGTTGCCTATCCAGGCGCTTACCGTTGCCTTAGTCACATCGTATAGATCACTGAAGTAAGCATTGCTTGCCCAGCAATAACCCTTCTCATTGCACAGGGCTGTTATCTCCCCGTATAGCAACTTAGCATTTGGTGTTAGACGCGCATCATATCTAACACTAGCAGGGATAATGGCGTAGTACCCCTTCTTATCCATTACTCACCTGCCGCTATAAATTCCGATACCTTAACCCCGAAGCAATCTGATATAGCAATCAGAGTAGACATGCTCGGTAGTCGCTTGTCAGTCATTATCAAACTGATAGTAGCAGGGTTGAGGTGGGCTTCTCTTGATAGGTCTTGCTGGCTCATACCGTGTTGCTGCATGAAGAAGCGCATCGCTTTGATTACATCCATAAAATTCTCCTTAAGTGAGGTTGAATAATATACTTGTGTAAATTAATTTGCAACAAGTGTTTGACAATAAATAAACGATGTGTAAAATAGTCAGCACACAAACACAACTAGGGTAGTATTATGAGTGACAATCTGAATTACTTTATCAAATCAATTAAAGACGTTCTGCCGCAAATGCAGGATGATAACCCCAAGTTTTCTGGCGACCTTCTTGAGCTAGATGACGAATCAAAAGATACCCTGTGTCACGCATGGCTTAAATGTATGCCAAGCTGGCAAGATGATTTCCTTCCCCCAGCATGCACCGACCAGGCTAAGTTCCTAGATCACCTATACCTACATTCTAAGGTAGAAACCCTGAGCATTAATATGCGCGATGATATCTACATGGGGTTAGAAAATAAACTGCGCGAGTTGGTATGGGAGGTTTATTGTGAGATTAATTTACTTAAGCCTGAAGAGTTTGCAGGTTATGAGAGGGGTCAGTAATGGATAATGTTAACGACTTAAATGATTTTGACCGTGGAGAGCTTGATTGCCTGTACGGTTATGATTCACTTGAAGGGCAGTCAGAGTCTTACTATGAAGGCTATGGCAAGCAGTATGCAATTGAGCAAATACAAACAGCGAGGACAGAGCAATGAGCAATGTATGGAAAACGCTATCAGCAATAGACTGTAGCAAGCATGTAGAAAAGAAGGGCAACTTATCCTACCTATCATGGGCTTGGGCATGGCAGACCTTGATGGAGCATTACCCTGAAGCCACCTATGAATACTTTGACCCGACCTTTCTGGAAAATGGCACTGTCGAAGTGTCGGTTGCAGTAACTGTAGAGGGTATAACCCACACTATGTGGCTGCCAGTAATGGACAATAGAAACAAGTCTATAGTGAACCCTACATCTAGGGACATATCGGATGCCCGTATGCGTTGCCTAGTGAAGTGTGTTGCCATGTTTGGATTAGGCATCTACCTATACGCTGGTGAAGACCTGCCCAGTTCTGTTAAGGATGCTCCGATAAACTCTGCTCAGGCTGCACAGTTGAAGTCACTGCTTGAGATTACTGGGTCTGATGTGCAGAAGTTCTGCCAAGTGTTCAAGTGTACCTCGGTAGATGATCTGCCTGCTGTACAGTTTGACCGCGCCCTGACTATGCTAAACAAGAAGGCGCAACGTGAAAATTCTTGAAGCCGAGCAGGGAACTCAGGAATGGCTAGACGCTAGACTAGGTAGACCTAGTGCCAGTCAGTTCCATAAGCTAATCACATCGTCTGGAAAGCCTAGCACTCAGGCAGACAGCTATATTAATACCATGATAGCTGAGAGACTGATGGGTTACTCTGAGCCAGTGTATGTTACTGATGCAATGCAGAGAGGCACCGACTTGGAGCCTGAAGCCAGAGAGCTTTACGAGTTTATTAGCGACGTTAAGGTGCAGGAAGTTGGGTTTATCCTGGATAACTCTGGGGAGTTTGGCTGTAGTCCTGACGGCCTGATAGGTGAAGAGGGCGGCTTAGAGATCAAATGTCCTGCCCCGCATAACCATATTGCTTGGAGTCGCAAGGGTGTATGCCCTGCTAAGCACTACGCCCAAGTTCAGGGGTGCATGTATATAACTGAACGTAAATGGTGGGATTTTATGTCCTACCATCCCGATATGAAACCCTTTATAGTGCGAGTAGAGCGCGACGAAGAGTTCATCACAAACTTGGCCGAGCAGATACTGCTGGCTGTGACCGAAATAATATCAGAAGTAAGGAATTTAAAATGAGTACAATCGGATTTAATATCTCAATTGATGTAACAAAGTTGGATAAGAAGCGATTCTATGAGGGCAAGAATGGCGCAAAATATGTTAGCCTTACCTGCTTTATGAAACCCTCAGAGCCTGACGCTTACGGGCAGCATGGCGGCATTAAGATCTCTGCTACCAAAGAAGAAAAAGACGCTGGAAAAGATAAAGAGTTGCCGTTTGTTGGTAATGTAAAAGCGTTCTGGGGTGAAGGTATCGAGGTGGTTAAAGATTCTGTCGAGCCACAGCAGCAGCAGTCTACACCGCAACTTGAAGACATTCCTTTTTAAGAGGTTTATATGAGCGATTTAAAGAAAGCTATTGAAGAAGCCCATGATGAGGCTGATGCAGTGATCAGTAAATCAAAAAGCCGAGTAACAAAGTGGCTGACTACCGAGGCTATACGGTTAAGTCGTGGCCAGGTTATCATGGTAGGATTGATATTTATTTTTCTTGCTATCATTTAGGTCAAGGCGGCCCCCTTACGCCTGTGTGCTGGCGTGGCTCACCAGTGACCGAAACGAGCCATTACCAATTGGTATATAATGGATAGTTACAAAGCATTAGCAACCATGCGTAGAGTCGCTATAATCTCGCCTCAACTGATTAAGATGGTGGTGAAGGTGATTATTTACATGGTTATTTTTGTGGTTTGCAGTCTATGTGCAATCGCAAAACAAGATATCTAGCGGCTTTAGGGCCGCTTTTTTTATGGAGTAAAATATGACCAGGCATCTAGTAATTCCCGACACCCAAGTAAAGCCAGGCCACCCTATAGATCATCTTAAATGGGCGGGCCAGTATGCAGCAGAGAAAAAGCCCGACGTTATTATCCATGTTGGCGACCATTGGGACATGCCAAGCCTGTCGAGCTGGGATATCGGCAAGAAGTCGTTTGAAGGCAGACGCTATACCGACGATATTGAGGCAGGTATAAAGGGCATGGAGTTATTCCTAAAGCCTATCCGCGATGAGCAAGCCAGACTTATAAGGAACAAAGATAAGCGGTGGAACCCTCGCATGATATTTACATTGGGAAACCATGAGCAAAGAATACAGAGAGCCATCGAGGGTGACGCAAAGCTCGACGGGCTGATCGGGTACAGAGATCTAAAGCTTGAAGAGATGGGCTGGGAGGTCTATGACTTTTTAGAGGTGGCGGTAGTTGATGGCATTGCATACTCTCACTACTTTACCAGCGGCATCATGGGTAGGCCAGTGAGTAGCGCCCGAAACATGCTCAGTAAAAAGATGATGTCCTGCGTGATGGGCCATGTTCAGGACAGAGACATAGCATTCGGTAGAAGGGCTGATGGAACAAACATTGTCGGTCTATTCTCTGGAATATTCTACCAAAACGACGAAGATTACCTTACCCCGCAAACTAACTCGTCATGGCGTGGTATATGGGTATTAAACGAAGTTCAGGATGGCGGCTGCGACCTTACAATCGTCAGCATGAATTTTCTGCGGCAAGAATATGATGGTGATGTATGAGTACCTGGTATGAATTACAGAAAAAGCACCCTGCGATTTGCTCTACCCCCCAAGATCGTGACTGGGAAAC